GAATCAAACCCTTATCAAGCGAAACAACTTTAACATATTTCTTTGTAAAATAAATCGGATCCCCAGCACATTTCATGTATTCTTTAACTTGTGCTTTGGTGAAGGACATCTCCAAACCAGTTTCTTTCAGGTTTGGATTACCAAGATATCCTTTTTGTTTATCACTCATCCAAATCCTCCGTCGCATCCAATACATCTTGTCTGGCTTTCGCTCTGGAACTTCGATCATTGTTAATTAAATCTTGAAGTTCAAGTGTTGAACCAACATAGATGGCATTGTTTGTGGTGTTATTTACATTCACTTCAGTTTTATCCATGTCTGCCATCTTTTTGTGTAAGTCCATAAGATCGGTATTAACTTCAGCAACCGTTTTGATAAGAGTGGCAGCAACCTCGTACGCTCTTGGTTGATCCCCTTCAGAAGCAATCTTCAGAATACCGTCAATGGCTTCGCTGCCACGATCAATAAGTTCCTTCAGATTTTTTCTAGTAATATTAAAATCGTTTTCCGTTTTATCGTCGGAAAGTTTAATATCTTTAACTTCTTTCTTTACCTTTTCAACATCACTTTTATACGAAGTTGAAAGGGCTTTTGAAATTTTTTCATTTGATTCCATAATATCTCCATTTAACTTGTCCTACCCTGTGCCGGATAGTAAACTGAGTTCTTGGTTCCTGTAATCGCATCACCCGTAACACCAAACGAGGAAGTAACGTTGCTTTTGTCTGTGCTATCCGCAGTTAACTGATTATAAAAATCACCCGTGATCGCTGTAATAATTCCACCAGTCTCAACAGTTTTTCGTGAGATAGGTCCATAAACGTAAGATTTTGCTAAGAATTCTAAAGTTGATGATACAAAACGTCGATTAAAGAAATCACCCTCATAATCCTCTTGAATGGTCACGTTGGATAACACAACAGGAACATCAACCTTTGGATGCACTGTGTTCATGTTTAGCGTAACGACAAACTCCGGAGCAAAAAATGGTAAAATTTGCTCAACAAGTTGCAAATTTTCGTCAATGGACGAGGTGAAAAGATAAAGACCGAAACTAATGTTATAAGGAACCTCATGGAACATGGAGTCAACAGTTGCCCCCGCATTTTTCATTCGTTTCAGTTTATTAATAGTTCTCGTGGGATCATAGTTAATACCAGTGATATCAAAGCCCATTCTTGGTAAGATCGCTTTAACTTTTGTTTGATCTTCAACAATCGAACCACCCTCATTTAATCTTGCAATGAATTTTTCTTTGGGTGAATATGTAATCGGAACACGAACTCTCTGTGTTTCTGTTCCATCCGAATCAAACTCTCTAATGTTTAGATTATTAAAGAGAGATCCAAATCCAATTACAAGTTTTCGAATTGATTCATTATAGAAAGTGCTAAACATTAGTAATTACCCTCTGAGAATGGATCGGTGTCTGTAAAATCGAAAATACTTAAATCGTTTTGGAAGTCTTGAATGATGTCGTTGTCCCCAGCGGTTTGACCCGTTGTGGTAAGTGGTATGACCGTATCTCCAGAAAGACCTTGAACAGAAGTCTCAAAATCATCAATGGTAGAGAACCCAGTATCCAAATCTTCTTGACTGTATGTAAAGGCTTCACAAATTAAAAGGTATGTGTAAAGTTTACCAACTTGATAAAATGGATTTTCATGTTCAACAAAGTTAATTTCAAAAAGAGTTCTGCTCAATGGAAAATAAATAACATCACCCTCTCTTGGTCGGATGATAGACGGTTGATATGTTGTTACCTCTTGTTCAAATCGTTTCCGTGCTATAACTAAATTCATTCTATCATTGATCGAAATGCCAAATTTTGAAAGAATATCACCATCACCTTCAAATCCATTGACTGATTGGATATACATTTCAAATTCATAACCCTTTGAAAATTTAGCAGAGGTATCTTCACCAAATAACTTATCCTCATCAAGCAACTGACGAGGAATGTAAACCATATCTCGTCCGTTGATCTTAATCGACTCAATCGAAAGATCCTCAACGAGATTTTGCTCACCTGAGTTATCCTTGAAGTAAGAACTTTTCATGCCATTAAGAAGTCAATCGGTAATTCGTATTGTGAGTAAAACTCTTGCTCAATAACTTGAATTTCCGAAACTGCCTCCGCATAAATTTGTGGACCATTTAATTGAACACCGCCGGGAAGTTGAACACCAGCAAATTTAGAAAGATTGCTCCCCCATTGTTTTTTAATCAGCGCCGTAACATATTTTTTTAATATTCGATCATTGTAAATTTGACCAAACTTTTCTGGATCCAAAGCGGCATATGCTTCGATAATCAGATAGTTCCCAGCAGAAGTTGTTTTATCCAACTCAGAATCAATCAATAATCTATTTGTTACTTTACTAAAACGAACTTCTTTTTCAGGTTGAAAAAAGTCCTCAATCATACTGATATATCTCTTTGCTGAGTCGAATGAGGCAAGACCGAGAGAGGATTGATATCCCAGTCCGGTATTGATACCAAAATAGTCTGAGAGTGCCATTTGATAACGGACATCAAACATGCTGCTGATTCCTTTCAATGCACCAAACTGAAAAACTTTTGTGACCGAAACAATGTCTCTACCCGTTGGGCCGTTTGACGGAAATCCCTTTGGTGTTTCTAAATCGTCGGTTAAAATAAAACGATTATCAATGTCTGTTTGAGTTAATTGGTGTGAGAAAAAAACCTTTTCAACACCGTCAAAGTGACGCTCAGTGAAAAATTGCAGAGCCTCATCGACACGATCTTCCGCTTGCTCTCGATCAACATTAATTTCGATAACGGGAGCACCTAATTTTCTAAGTGCGTAATTAATTAACCCGTCTTTAGAGGTAACTTCGGCCATATTTTTCCTCCTATATGCTAATACTATGTATAAAAGAACAGCGGGCCTATCAAATAGACCCGCTGAAGAGGAAATGATTGAATATTACTTTGACTCAATTATCGTGACTGGAACTTCCTCTACTTTTCTTTGATCCATATTTTCAATATAATATTTTCTTGTGATTGGTGGTTCTGCCTCGTCTGGATTACTTGGCTTGTAATCTGTGAACCCAGGCATATTCAGAGGACAAGAGAGTTTTGGGTGATCAAGTTTACTGTATTTGTCACCTTGAGCGATAAGCCAAGTTGCCTCCCGATCACCACATCCACAACCACCACAGAAATGTTTTCCGAGTGTCTTGCTTTTCTTAAGGTGTTGACACGGTGGGAGTTCACCACCAACGACTTCATTTCCAAAACAACTGATTACACGCAGTTGTTTGGTTGTTGTCGAAACTTTTTTGTTTGTCAAACCTCTCGATGCAAGAGCAGATGCGTAACTCTGCACCATTCCAATACTTTTTTTAATTTTGTTTTCTTCTTTTTTCTCTACTTCTCTAAACTCATTTTTATTTCCACAACTAGAACATCCCATATTAATCCTCCACATAGATTCTTCGGACAAGCCTTACACGGAATATATTATCAAGTCCAGTGAGAACTGTAAAGCCATTTAATGGTCCAAATTTATTTCCAATTAACATTCCATACACAAGGTTTGCGGCAGGGTATTTCAACTGTCGTTTATTCGCACTTGTTCTTCTCTTTCGAGTTGAACTTAAATATGCTTCATTTGCACTTAGTTTTTGTTGATTCTGTGAATAACGAATCAAGTTGACACCAAAATTTAAGTCTTTTTGTCGTGCAGTGATGAATCCAAGTTCTTGAATGCTCGGAAGATACCAATCCGAAAAACCAAAGCGATTAAAATTTCTAATCTGTCGATACAAGTGTGTGTTTGGTGCGAGTTTCTTTTCACCATCACCAAACGTATTAAACAATCCATCATACGTTGATGTGAGTTCCTGTGGAATGTCCTCCGATGCTGATGTGTGTTGATATACTAAATTATGAACACCAAATTCGTCACCAAGATCCGATGGACAAGCAATCAGAGCCCATTTTCTTGTTTGTCCCGGTCCATCGAGTGTCACTGTTTTCTCTTGAACAGATGCACCAGTTTCGAGATTTACAAGTGCGGTGCTAACACCCGGCTGGAAGTTTCCAATATAAACTCCACCAGCATACATTGATCCCGGCTCTGGGAGATCCGACGATTTGATTGATGGTGGAATTACATTTCCACGAGTATCAACTGTTGGTGCGTCCGGACATTTTACGTTCGAGCAAAGAATCGGTCCGCTTGTTTCACTCGGAATTGAATAGAAACCATTTCTTGCTTCACATTGGGCACGACCTTGCATCGAACACTCAAATTTATTCGTTGTTTTGTTTAAAGTGCAGCACGCACTTGAGTCCGGGGACTCTGCCAAAATTTGTCCATAATCCAAAGGTGTTTTCTCCTTGTTACTTTCAATATTTATGGGTGCAGTAATACTCCGTGGTAAACCAGCACCAGCAGGTCTGAAAGAAACATATTTTGTTTTTAAGTAGGAGATGATGTTTTCCATAACTTCATCTGACAACACTTGAACTGTTTCTGCCGCAGGATTTCCAGTTGATGGGTCAATCACCTCTGTTGCTGTGCCTATTTTAATAACAAATAATTCTATCAAATTTATGTGAGCGCCTCTGCGATTTGAATCCGCTGGGAGATTAAGCAACTCCGAACCGATCGTTACCGTGCTTGATCTATTTTCATAATCAGCCTTTTCAGTTTCACCAGAAGGAACAAACCTATAATCCCTCGGTGATGATGATATTACTTGACCGTTACATCCAAGTTGCTTAATAACCATGTGGTGTCGAGGAACAGACGACAAATTAGTTCCATCTCCGTTAATCGTGACATCTCTTACATCTTTTGATTGTCTCATGTGCCAGATTGTAAATCTTGGTTGCGGATCTATGACTGTTTCTGTTTGTGAAAATGAACTTCCAAGATTATTAATCACATTAGGACCAACTTTTGCAATCGCTGTGGTCTGTGATGAAGAGTCGGTGATTAAGTGATTTGCTTTAAATGAAGTATAGTTTGGTCCATTAGTGTTGTTTTTTAAATTTTCTCTACCTATGGCAAGTATAGTTCCGTCATCAAGATCAGAGTTATCAAGATAAAAACCTTCACTGCTAGAATCATTTGGATCTTTTAAAGGTTGTATTCCAGACTGAAAGATAGATTGGTGAACAGCGACCACAACATAATCTTTGTTTTTTTCGACGGCAAAATCAAAGCCCGGATTAAAGGGGTAATGGTATGCATTAAGATCATAATCACCGGCCCAAGTCGCTGAAGGATCTTGTTCTCCTCTATAGTAGAATGAATTAAATCGAACTCCCGAATTTTCCCACGGTTCTAATTGCTCGGATAAAGGATTACAAAATCCAATGTCATATTCATTTTTACCCAAATAAATACGACTATTTCCAGTAAGTGACTCTGGTTTTTGACCTAGCCCCCCAAGAAGGTTAAAATTACCCCCTCTTGATGAACTATTGTTCCAACCACTTGAATTAAAAGAAATATCCTCTGGAACATACCAACCAATTAAGTCCGTATTTAAATCACTTGGGAGCCAAGCGGTCGGTGGATCAGTTGGTGGTGATGTGGGTGGA